CCAGTTTCCCTTCTGGTTGCAGTCGATTACTGTCGTAATATCAACATTTTCATAAAACAGACCTATTGCCTTCCGTAGAAAGATTATTTAGTATCTGTATTAGTCATGTAGTATCCATCATTGGACAATATCGTAAAGCGGTAGTTGTATATTTCGCGTTCGGCCCCACTGAAGTCGGGGTGTTCTGAACGTCTTCTCACACAGTGGTAGATAAAGTTTTGAAGAATCGTGAATCATATCCTCTAAGGGTAATAATTGAACCCTAGATGACCTGTCCGCAAGCACTGCTTCAGCGCAACAGCTAATCTGTTCGGCATTTTCCGTATATATATTCAGATTATGATTATACGTCTTCATAAAAAGAGAAGCTTTTTTCTTCTCATCCATAGTCTTCTTAGAGTCTCTCTTACTTGCTTCTACTTGTACTTCGGTACTCTTATGCAAGTCGTCTAGATTAACTAGAGGGTCGAATAACAACGAAAGGGTTAATTTCCCATATATGTTTTCAGACTCCTCCTTAATAGATTTCCATAGATCTTCATCATTTTGGACTTCAAGGAATGAGCACTCACCGAGCCAGTTCAGCTTATCGTAATAACGAGAGCTAATTAGTTCGTGCATTTTCCATTCGATGAAATCACCTCCTTTCCGGGGTCGTAGGAACCTATCATCACTTATCAATTTTCTTTGTTTGTAAGCAACAGCCCTATCGAAGAAAGAGTATACAATTCTCTTTTCATAAGTCGGGTCTAAACCGACTCCCCCTAACCATTCGGGCCAAAAGTACTTTAATTTGTACCCCCGCATGCCACTCTCCATCTTCTCTAAGATTGGTCTCACATTATACATAAATTGTTTGTGGACTCTCTCCCGTATTTCGGGTAAATGAGGGCATTTAGACATTAAGTCACGGTGTATTGGACCGAGATGCCAAACCTGTTTATCAGTATTACCAAAATTTGTTTTTGGTTGACCAAAGAGTAACCCTAAATTAACATAAGGTCTCTCCACGAAGTACCCAATCGCATCAGAGAAGCGAAGGTAACTATCGGGATCATATCGTTTAAAGTCATAAAGAACTGAATTGATGACACAAAACTCTTTCGAAAAATAAGTCTTGCCCACCGAAGAAGACAGGCCTAGGAA